TTACTCATCTGTTCCTGGTACAGGAGGAATGATTTGAATATCGTGAGATAAAACTTCCCTTTGAAGATGTCGAGGTGAATATGATAACATTACACAGCCCTGAGTTCTTAAGTGGATTGTAGATTGATATAATGCTCCGGTTTTTGTGTATTCTACATTACTAGATTCTTTTTTGATTCCGTAACCTAAGTCTACTTCAATTCCAAATCTTATTTTTCGGTCAGATTCATAAGGAAGCCGGATAGTAAGATAATACATTGATAGATATTTGTAGAATAATTCACGAGCGAATTCATCTGCGTCAACTGTGTTGGTTGTTATTATTCTGATTGTGTACTGCAAATCAACAGCAAGAGACTTTTCATAATATATGTTGTTTTTCTTATTGTCAAAAGCAGCAGGAATACCAAATTGAGCCCTTGGAAAATTCCACAGGTCTTGAATAATTGGCATATCAGGGTCTCTTATTACAAGAACAACAGGATAGGTAATAGTGTCATCTTGAATCTGCGATATTATTCCTTGATATGTTTCAGGGTCAGCGGCCACAACATTAGGATTCGCATTATCTGCGTTGATTGACTTCTTTATGTCGTCAACGATTGCGTTGTCGTAACAATAGAGCACTTTGATATCCTCGCTTTATTTATCTCCAGGTCTATAAACTCCGTCTATGTCTTGACCTCTGTAGTCTGTTTCAGTCTTTAAGAAGTGATTTGACTTATTGAAGGTTTGCTGAATTTCTTTCCTTGTCCTACCTACTATAGGTTGACCGTTTGCAATAGGAACTACCTGACATATAAGATGGTCTGCGGCTACCATATCATAAGTGATTTCTGTAACTCTGAATTTTCTTTCGGTTAATTCTGAATATAAGCCTGACATAGTAAAGATACTATCTTTTTGGACTTTGGGAAGATTCCAACTGCAATGTAATAAGAATGGAAGATTTGAATCCCCGTCAACTACCCAACCATATCTTTTGAATGTCTTTACTTTCGGGTTTCCGTCAAAGAAGATATAAGTATCTATAGGCTCGGAATAGCTGTCGATTTCTGGTTCGCCTTGCTCATTTGATTTGGCAAGATTAGGAAACTGATATGCGCAAGGTATTCCTTGTTGCGATAATGCTTCGTCGTACCTTTTGCGCATCAATAAAATGTCAGGACCTATCAGATGCTCAGCCATTATTTTCGTCATCTCCATATCCGTTATCACGAATGATATCATCAATATTCGCTACATAAGTAAGCCAAGTCCAATCAAACAACTGCGATTTACTCATATATGTAAGGTTAAGGGCTACGCCGTCATTTAATTTTTTCAAGAAATCAATATCACGACAAGAGTAATTCATATCAATCCATTCACTGCAACCATCAACATTGAATGCTACAATATATTCAGAAAATAGTTTATTTCCAAGAGTATCATACTTATACACTGGAAGTTTTCTTATCTTATCATAATTGAGACCTGAAAGTGTAATGAGATAAGATATTTGTTCGCCGCTGAGATGTTGATTGATTTCAAATGTTACATCAAATCCGAATTTGTTTAATTCGGATAGTATCTCATCTGTACTAAATTCTTTAATAATTCCAGAAACAGGGTCGGGAGTTAATAAAGTTCCTTTAGAATCTACTAAGCAAGCAAACAGTGTTCCGTACTGAGTATGATTTACAAGAATGTTTGTTCCGGCTAATCTATGACTGCCGTCGTCAATAATCTGCTTGACTGTAATATATAAATCAGCAGAATTATTTGAACGACATTCTGATAGCTGAATCCAATTTGAAATGTTGTAGTGTAAGGGTGCACTCATGCTGATATGACCTCTTTTTTCGCTAATCTTTCGGCTTCCATCCACTCTTTGTGCTCTTTAACATAATTCTTGAGTTCAATTTGGAAAGCAATTAAATTATCAGTAGAAGAATCAGGATATTCACTGAAGTAATTTGCAATCAAATCAAGCTTCAATTTGAAATAAAGAATCTTATTCTCTTCATCTGTAATTTCAGGATGTTTTTCCCTGAAAATAAAATAACGAGTTAAAACAGAGCTGAAAGCTTTATGCACTACAGGGCTTTCAACAGATAAATCTGCTGTTTGTAGTGTTTTAAAGTTGCTAGGATTGAATTCTTTCAAATTCTGGAAGAATAAGTCTGTGAGTTCTTTTGTACTTCTCATATTACATCATACCTCCCATACCTTCTTCACCTTCGTTAGGAGTTAAATCAACTTTCCAATTCATGACAGAAGAACCTGTTTGAGGGAATGCTTGAACTAAGATTTCTTGAATTGCTTCTTTATAATCTCCAGAATCTGTAACACCTAATCCACGCATCAACTCAATCATTGTAGACGGCTGATTAATTGCAGCATCTCGCTTCTCTGATTGTACTTGGTCCATGTTAGTGATGATAGGATTCATATTAAGTACGAACTTATCTACGAAACCGCTCATATTTCTTGACATGAAGTACTTGTTGAGAGCATCCCTCCAACCGTTCTTATATGCAGTCATGATTCTTGAAAGAATGTTAGCATAAAGAGCCGACCTTTGTGACATTACGGAACCTGCATTACCAAGACCTTCGGCTGCAGAATAGTTCATTGCTTCCTTTGGTACACCAAGGACTGATAACTTCTTGTCCTGATAGTAGTTAAGAAGCTTATTCTCGCTCTCAGTAGGCTCACCCATCTGTAAGTCAGTAATTGAAATAGCATCTTGACCGTTAACTTTTGCGAGGTAAATAAGATTGTTAGGACTTTGAGGATTGACGAAACTTTCTGCATTTCCTGTGGCTGTATTAAGAGCAAGTTGCTGCTCAATCATATCTTTAATAACTTGCAGATTTTGACGAATTTCATCTTCCTCAGCAGTTGTACCGCAATCTACATTGATAAATCTAACTGTTCTTGTTAATGAAGAAAGTAACAATGCATCTTCAAGAAGACTCAATGTCTGTGTAGGCTGTACTGCCTGAGATAATACAGGGTCTGCAAACTGGATATCATAATCAACTTGTTCACCTTGTGAATTTACTCCTGAAATATGATACTTGCCTAATAATCCACCTAAGGAAAAGTGAATTATAGAAGATTCAGGATAGCTGATTATCTGGTCACCTGAAAACGATGTACTTCCTGCAGAAGGCTGATAGATGTAACCTTGAGGCTCACCGTGATACCAAAGATGAATAATATCTTCTTGAGGTATCATATATGAAGGAATGATATCATAATCAAGATTCTGCAAAGTATTTTTATCTAATGCAACTAAGTCTCTATTCTGATGAACTCCAGGATTTCTATACATCTCTGTCGTAGGAATGTATATCTGTCCAATAGTTGCCAATTCAAGAATATGGTCTCTTGCATAATCGTTTACTTTCCACCGCTTGAAACAACTATTTATGATATCAGCTACTTGTTTGTAATTATCATCAATAGCAGTAGCCCAGATGATATCGCCTGCACTGTTAGCGGTTGTAGCGTCTGTAGCATAATAGTTTAATGCAGTGCTAACTTGAGAATCTCTCGCAAGAGCTCGCATTACATTTATTTGAGTTCTAATGTCTTCAATATCAGAATCTCCACGGAGGTCTGATATCTTATAAAATGTACCACCTACACAAACAGTACTTCTAAGACGAGAAATAATGTTTGTTTTTCGAGGTCCAAATAGTTTATCTAACCATGTTGCCATCTAAGAAATCCTCCACTATCATAAAAGGTTACTTGAGGAATTTTTCAAGGTCTTCATCGATGGAATATCTAGCAAAGAAGGCAGATTCATCAAACATCGGAATATCTAATTCTCTTGCAGCTTGAATTGCTAATCCGTCAATATTTTCTTTGATATCACCTACAACAACACACTGAACTTTCTTGTCCATTTGTGTAACTACTGTAGCAGCATAACTCTGGAGAATAGCAATGATGTCTTCGGTGCTTCCGTGCATGAATGTTCCTGTTATCATTATCTTCTTATTTCTAAGGAGAGGAGCACCATCAAACTTTACAATTTTATCAGAATTAATTACCTCAATCTGTTCGGAATTGATAATTGTATCTAATTCTACTAAATTACGAGGTTCTGTTAACCAATTCATCAAACGTCTAGGAACTTCCATATCCAATTCAGTAGTGATTCTTCTGGGGCCCTCAAAATAGTACTTGACAGTAGGATAAGAATTATTGCACTTATTGCAGAACTTAATGAGCCAATCAGTATTTAGTCCAACCTCGCCATTGATACTTGCTGATAAGATTTCAGATAAATATTTCTTAATTTTGATATCTTTGTACTTAGGCATAAGAAGCAAATCAGGAAGTATTGTGATGTCGCCTGACTTAACAGCTTCGTCAAACTCTTGCTCCGAAGGCTTATCAATATCAAGTAAAGTACAGAATCTACTTATACGA